TTACCTGAAGCCCCAGAAAGCATCGGAGAGATGGAGATTAGCTTCACAAGTCCAGCTTCTCAAGCTCAGTTTGCAACTAGACTTAGCGACATCAGTGCATTTATGCGAGATCTTGCACCACTGGCTCAAGCTAAGCCTGAACTAGTTCAAGCTATCGACGAACAGAAACTTCTTGAAAGCTATGCTAAGTATCGTAACATAAGCCCTGACGTTGTGAAGACAGCAGAGCAGTTGGATCAGATGAAAGCACAAATGGCAGAGCAACAGCAGATGGCACAAGCTGCGCAGATGGCTCCACAGATTGGTGGGGCAATGAAGGACGTGGCTCAAGCTAAGCAACTAGACCCTGAAGGTGTGGGTCAATTACTAAATATTTAACATGTCAGTATTATCTACTCTTGAGAGGCTTCGTGAGAAATCGAAGCTGAAAGAAGATCTTATAAACATATTGGAGACTCCACAGGGGCAAAGATTTTTTAGAGTCTTGCTTAGGGAGTGTCATGTAACTAAGCCTGTGTTTCACTCAGACACCGCAAAGATGCGCGAATGTGAAGGACGCAGACGTTTAGCTATGAGCTTTCTCACTCTATTGGGTCAAGACGACCCACAAGAACTTATTAACAAAATAGAGATGGAGAATAAAAACATATGAGTGAAGAACAAACCACAGGAGGTCTAGGCGGGGGTATCCCCGAAGAGGTAGCCCCCGAAACCACAACTGCACCTAGTTCTCTTGATTTTACATCAGAGGAGACTTATGGTCAGTTTTTACAATCGTTACCTGAAGAATTACAGAGTAATGATACATTAAGGAACACTAAGTCTGTTCATTCGTTAGCCGATCAGCTCGTAAATGCGCAAAGTGCCTTAGGCTCAAAGCGTTTAGCTGCGCCTCAGGAAGACTGGGGCGAAGAGCAATGGGAGGACTTTTATGACAATGTAAGACCTGCTGACGCTGAATATACTATTCCCGACGAAGTTATTGTTGGCGAAGAAAGCGTGCCAGTTGATCTACCTGATGAAACCCTTCAAGAGTTTGTTGATTTTACAGCAGAGCTTGGATTGTCGCAGAATCAGTTTGATCAACTGTACGAGGCGTATGTGGGAATGGGTATAGAACAACAACAGCTTGCAGATGAAGCTATTGAGAAGCAAGTTGAAGACGCTAGAACATCAGTTCGTATGGACTGGGGTGACAACTACGAAGTAAATCTTGCTCAGGCTAATCAAGCATACGAGGCTATGGCTTCTGAGATCCCCGAGATTAAAGAGCTTGTAGAGTCAGATCCAGTTGTTGCAAACCATCCTGCTGTTCTTAAGTTGTTTCACAGGTTGGCAGAAGTATCTGGCGATACTTTACCTCCTGCTACTAACAATCCTGCTAGTGGTTTTGCTAATCAAAATACTCACGGAGTAAAGGCTCAGATTGCGGAGCTTGATACAGATCATGCGTCGCTTATTATGAGTGACCCAGGTTCGCTTAACTTAGCAGATCGTGCAAAACGTCAAGAGATTCTTAATAGACGAGCGAATTTGTACGCTAATTTGTACGGACAAGGTTAAAACGACTTGACATATAAAATAAACAAGGCTATCCAAATGATATTGAGGTAGCCTTTTTTTGGTCTTGATGTCAGCTTTAGATAGCCGTTGGTTCCGTTATAACTAGAAGAGTCCGAAAGGGTAGCTCATCGAAAAGCAAACTTCTAATTAAAACTTAACTTAAATTATTTAAATTATGCCATATACTAATCCATCTTATATGACTGACCAGGGCACTCCCGTCGGACCTGACGGACTTGCAATTACTGGCGCAGATCAAATAAATACAGCTTACGTTCAAGCCTACAAAGCTGGCTTTGAACAAGCTTTCCAACAAAGCGAGTCTAAACTACAGCCTTACTTTGAAGCAGAAACACAAAACGAAGAGTTCCAATACTTTGATCGCATCGGCACAGCTGAAGCAATGGAAGAGGATACTACTCGTTATGGTGACAACCCTAACAGCGATATCTCACATGATCGTCGTCGCATTGGTCTTAAGGACTATGAGCTCGGCAAGTATGTTGATGAAAAAGATCTAAAGCGCGTACTTACAGATCCAATGAATGCTTACACACAAGCACTTCTTGCATCTGGTAAACGTAAGATTGACGACATCATCATTGGCAAGTTCTTCGGTGAGGCTTACGTTGGTAAGTCTGGCGGTACTGTTCGTACTTTCGTAACTGATGCTAGCACTGAGAACAACACTAAGATTACTGTTGGTTCCGAGTCAGCTGGTGATATCACTACTGGTGGTGCTTTTGTAAAAAGCGGAACTGCCAATACTGAAGGTTTCACCGTTGGTGGCGATTACGATGAAGTCGGTTCTGGTCTTACTCTTGCAAAACTTCGTGCAGCTCGTACTACAATGTTAAAGCTACACGCTATTGATCAAGACACGATTGTTAATTGCTTTGTTTCTGCAAAGCAGCTTGATGATCTACTTGGAATCGAAGAAGTCGTTAGCTCTGACTTTGCAGTTCGCAAGGCACTTGCTGAAGGTAGTGTAACTACATTCTTGGGCTTCCGTTTCATCCACACTGAGCGTCTTCCAATGTCTTCTGGCACTGATTCAGACGAACGTCGTGTTATCGTTTCGGTACCAAAAGCTCTTAAGTTCTCTACAAGCACAGCTCTTAAGGGAGATGTGTGGCGCGTTCCTGCTAAGAAGAACATTCCTTACGTTTACTTCAAGCTTTCTGCTGAAGCATCTCGTATGTGGGGTGAAGTTTCTGGCGAAATCCGCTGTAACGAAAGCTAATTCTATTCGTAGTCTCCCCCATATATTTGGGGGAGACTACTTTTCTTTATGCCTACTGAAGCAAAGAAGCTGGATATACTGAACTCTGCCCTCAGAATGGTGGGCAGCTATCACTTGGAGTCTACGGATACTACAAGTACTACATACGAAATCGCCGATAGTGCGTACTCTCAAGCAGTGACGGAACTGTTTGGAGATAATATTTTTAATTATAATACTAAGCGAGTTAAGCTTAGAGCCGTACAGGGAATAGAGACATCTTTTACTGACGAACAGGGTTACACTAGCACAGGTAATGCTGCCGATAATCCAGACTGGGAGGGTAATACCATACTTCCAGATCAGTGGACTGTTTCACCAAGTACAGATACAATAACAACCGTTGGCAACTATAAGAACCTTCGAAATACTAGCACTGTCACAGGATACCCAGGACAGATAATTAAGTTTGAACACGTCTTTGATTTTGGTCCAGGCACACGGGTTGCCTCTACTGGTGGTAAACGGGCATATATGTTTTCGATTACCGAGATGGATCAGTATCCAGACACAAATCCAGACGAAAATGTTCTAAGTAATCCAAATATCACAATGATGATAAAGCTAGTAAGTTCGGGCAGTAGCTTACAGCTTATTAATAAAGCAACAAACAATGTACTAGGTACTATGCCTTTCTCTGTTGCGGATGACAGCGGGTTGATGACAGGCACTATAGAGCTTGTTGTTGGAGATACCGCTGCTACTTCTTCATATTCAGTAAGTTTAGTTGCAGGAACTGACAGTATAGCAGCTGGTTTTCAAGGTGTTCCCGATAATCTATACAACGCAATAATTAGGAATATAGGTGTAAAAGCTAATGTTCAGTCAGGTGCAGCTGATGGCATTACTGCTATTAGTGTGCACTCTGTTTTCTTTAAAAATACAACAACAGCTGCTGCTATATCTACGGACTTTAAAAACTATCCTTATCAGTTTACACTTCCTGCTGATTATAATGTTTTTATAAAAGCGGAAGATGAAGATGATAGACCAGCTACTAACTATGTATTTAGTAATGGATTTTTATATTGTTCGTCCCCTGTTTTAAATGTTACTTACACATTTGTGCCTGTCATTGAAACAAGTGCAACAACACTCCCTGCATTTCTTTCTAGGCTTTTAACATTACACATGGCACAAAATATGGCTATTGAGTTGTCTGGCTCTGAAAATAGACATGAAATACTTCATAAGCAGTATGTATTAGCACTTCGCAGGGCTAGAACTCTAGAGGGCAGACAGGGACCAGCCCAACAATACATAGACAGCGGTAATTCAAGTTTTATTTCAGCGCATCAGAACTATGGCAAGGTATAGTAATGTTCAAACTGATTTCTCTGGCGGTTTAATAAGTGACCACATTTTAGGTCGCACAGATATTAAACGTGTCGGAAATTCAGGCAGAGTCTTTAAAAATTTCTTTCCCACACTTCAGGGACCTGCTGTTTTTAGGTCGGGGTTTAAACGGTACAATGAGGTAGATGTTGAACAAGATAAAGTTAAAACTGTTGATCTTGTTTTAGCAACAACAGAGCCATATCGAATTGTATTTTCTGCTGGTGAGATAAAAATATACGATAATAATGGTGTGCTTAAGGATACAGTAAGTAGCCCCTATAGCGCATCAGAAATTGACGAACTTAGGTTTAGCCCTGAAACTGGTGAGTTACATATAGCTCACGGAAGACATAGACCTAAAGTTCTTACTGCTGACCTTACCTTTTTATCTGTTACTTTACTTGCTTCAGGGGGTGAGACACTTATTAGTGCTGATGGTAGAACTTTGAAATCAGATGCAGAGATTCAAGGCGACGATCAATGGACTTTGTCAGACATGAATTTTGATGTTGAGCCGTTCTTAGAAAATCAACCATCTTCAAACAAATTTTCCTTAATCCAAAATGAACGTTTTGTAAAGCTTACAAGTTTAGCTGAAACTTTTGAGCCAATTAGAAATGATTTTGAGGATTCGACGGCAGCTCCTGCAGGACAGTTTAGTCAAAATTGGTATGTTGAATATAATGTAGATGGCACAAAATTTTTAGGTAGGGTTGTTTCTCAGTATACAGACGCTACCAACACTACTTTTACATCAGTTAATTACACTATTGAAGACCCCTCTGATGATAATAAATCAGTTTATATTGAGCCTGTTGTTTCTGTGCTAGATATTGAAGACAATGCAGCTCAGTTATATCTCTTAGATGCTGAGGAAACATCAGACCCTGACGAACGTACAGCACTTAAGTTAGATGGTGTTCCTAACGATAAGATACACTTACGCTCAGACACCACTATATTTAATGCAGGTCAGGTAAATTCATGGATTCGTGTTGGAGATGACAGACGAAACAATAATGTAGTTGTTGGTGATCTTAGAGATAAAGTTCGCTGGGTAAAAGTGAAAGAACACAGAGGCACAGAAGATCATCCTGTGGAGTTTTTTAGAGGTATTTATGATCAGTCCGATTATAAGGCTGGGTCAGTTTATCGTATATATGGATCAATGCCTTCTACTCTTAAAATGTTTGGTCCTGATGCAAGTGGAAATATCACGACACTAAGGGCTGTGCTTTCTAGTACTGGGAACAGAACGTATAGTTTTGTTAACGAGCTTAAAGACAATGGTGGTAATGCATACGCTACTTCTAATAATCTTATTGGAAATCTTTCGACTCAAAAACAATTTGATGTTGTTGAGTGTTATAACGAGACAGACGATTCTGTAAAACCAGTCGAAGAATATGATGGATCAAATGGCAATTTAATAGTGCCTCCAGACAGTGCGAGAATAGCTGTAGAGATAATTGCTAACGATGCTTTGTTAAACTCAACACAAGATACATTTTTAACTGAAGACCTAGGAAGGCACATTATGGGCATTATGGAGTCTGGTAATGTGTATATGAAAGTTTCTCGCACTGTTTCTAGTCGTCAGGTGGCAGTTACGTTGTTAAATGCAGTCCCTAGAAATAAACGAACACTTACTTTTGAAAATGCTGGAAACTTCGAAGACGTTAGGTTGGGTGCTTGGTTTGAAAATAATTTTCCTGTTACTGTTGCTAAGTTTGAGCAACGTAGGATATATGGAGGCACTTTTAGTAATCCTAATTTTGTATACTTTAGTCGAGTAGACAACGAGTTTAGCTTTCAACCAACTCAAGATGATGGGGAGGTGTTAGATACCGATGCAATATCATACGCTCTAGCAAATCGTAATGCTGGAATACGCTGGATGAATGCAGCTAAAGATTTAGTCATTGGAACTAGTGGTGGCATCTATAGAATTGTCCCTAATCAATATCAGTATGGTATTAGTCCAAAGACTATTCGAATGGAGCTAACCGAAGAAGAACCTTGCGATCAACAAGCAGAGACAGTGGCTAGTTCTATATTTTATGCTGACCAGTCAGGCACACGATTGATGGAATACAAGTATGACCAGGCGATAACAAGTTCATCATCTAATGATGTATCTAAGCTTATATACGGAGTATTTATAAAAGACCCCATAGCGCAGATTGCCTATCAGCACGCTCCTCAGCCCAGAATATGGACTCGTACTGTTGGTGGTAAATTGTTTTGTTTATCCTATCACAGACAAGAAGAGTTCTATGCTTGGTCTGAACATGACTTGGGTGATGACGCTCACGTTTTAGATATTTCTGTTATACATAAAGGATCTGAAACAAATTTAGATAAAGTGTGGATTATTGTTAGGAGAAATCTTCCTGGGCATACAAATCCTGTGGTAAGGACAGAGGGTTTATCTGAGCCAGATATTGCCCAGACTTCTGACTATCCAATGTTGGATAGCTATTACCAATACAACACTACTTCTTCTCTCCTTCCTAATGCGTCAGCTGTATTTGATAACTTGGGTGACTCTAATATAGCTCTTATTGATAATGGAGAATATAAAGGATTGTTTACGCACACTGCAGCTAGTTCTTATATTGCTACTGCCGCTGCTGATAGAACCATAATTTTAGGTCGTCGTTATACTGGTGAGTTACAGATGATGTTTCCAACATGGGACGCACAGAATAAACCTGCGTACGGAGCAGATACAGCTCGTATAATATCACTTAAAGCATTTTTTATTAAATCCTTTAGCTTTATGTTAGGTATAAAGGACAAGTTTGACACAATTGAACTTTCTACAGACTACGGAGCTAATGGAGGATTTACAGGTTTTGATAAAGAAAGACCTGTTGCTGGCTCGACATTTGGCGTGGATAATGTACCAACTATTAAACACGAAGAACCATACCCTTTAACCATCGCATCACTTATAACTAAAACTGATTTGAACTAACATGGGAGCAGCAGCAGCACCACTAATGGCAGTAGGAGCCGTAGTTTCCTACGTAGGAGCACAGCGAGAAGCTCAAGCTCAGCGCATGGCTGCGGAGTCTGCTATCGCTATGGGCAAGTACAATGCTCAAGTGGATGTTAACAATATGGTTGCGGAGCAGAACGATATTCGTTATAGAGAGTCTGCACTTACCCTTAAGAAAAACCAAGAACTTCAAAAAGCAGAGTTTGGGCGACAAGACTTAGAAAAAAAGAATCGACGTGCGTTGGCTCAGGCTAGAGTTTCAATGCCTTCTTTTGGAGGCACATATTCAGATGTTCTTAGATCTGCAGAAAAAGCGAGTTACGATAACTTAGCAAAATTTGATTTTGCAACTTCCCAAGAAACTGCAGGACTATCTGGTCAAATAGCAGATACAAATCGTCAGTTGGGCTATGCATATCAGCGCGGCATGTCTAACCGAGACTTAACACTTCGCACAGCAGCTAACACTGCTGTACAATTTAGAAACCAAGCAAGCCAAACAAGCCTAGCAGGGACTGCTTCTCTCTTCAGTGGACTTGGTAGCGCAGCCGCAGCATCTCAATGATAACACCGAAACAACAGAAAGCTCAATTTTCAGCCTTTGATACTACTTCTAGGTTTAGAAGTGGATTGCGTGACGTTGGTCAAGCACTTACAAGCCTTGGTCAGTCTGCCCAATCTTACTCAGCTAGTGTAAAACAAAAAGAACGAGAAGCTCAAAATCAAGGTGCTCGTAAAGCTGATGCCGAACGTCAGGTTCAATATAACGGGAAACTTGACGAATTAAATATTGCTGTTGAAAACGGCGCAGGTCGTGAAGTAATTGAAAAATTGCAAAATGAGGCTCTTGCTATTCGTGATACTCCGCTGTCGTCTTTTTTGCCAAAAGATTCGCCTATAACATTAGACGACGAGTCGGCAATGGCTCCATACAATGATCGTTTTTATAAAGCTACAGGAAATATAGCTGAGCAATTTAAAGCAAATAACGCTCAAGCTGAGATTGTAAAATCGGCTGAAGAAGCAGGAGACAACTATAAAAATGACGTTACTACTGCTTTAGTTGATTATTTTGGTGTGGGTACACCTATGTCAGTTTTTGACGGCTTTCTTACTCACAAATTTTTTACCGAAGAGGGACAAGATATTTATAGTATCTCTAAGGGGCTAACAAAAGAAGGGCGCGAATCTTACCTAGCAGCCACTGGTAAGGGTGTAGTTGCAGCTGTTGAGCTTGATCTAGGCAATACCACTAATATAGACGACCTTACGGAAAAAAGAGACAAGACTAGGGAGTTTATGAAAAACAACCCTGAGTTGGGATTTGATTTTGCAGACATTGAAAAGCTAGAAAACGCATATGACACACGATATGCTGCTCTTAGTGAGCCTTCAAATCTAAAGAAGAACAAGATAGCAGATGTTCAAAGGGCGATTACTCAAATAGAAACAGCGTTTGGTAGTAATAAAATACAACAAACCGAAGCACGGCAGCAGTTGATTGAGCTTTTAAAAATACAGGAAGATGCTCTTCCAATTCTTACGAGTACAGACTCTAATATGAAACGACTCGACGCTACGATTGGCGTGGTGAGACTACTTTTACCAGAGATGCCAGAAGGTATGAGTCTTTCAGAAGTTTTTGAAAACGAAGAATACAATGCAAAAATAGGAAACGAACCTTCAGTTTACCAAGATTTATTAAAAGACATAACTATTGGTGCTGATAGTCCTGAAGATGCTAATGTTAAAGTAGTACTTGGCGACAGGTTAAATACTCTTGGGTACAACCTTGACTCTTCAGCTGTGTCTAAAATTAGTGATAAATTAGCTAGCGAAAGAACAGCTATTCAAGCAAAACTTGCAAGCGGAGATGCTTCATTCTTTGTATCTTTTGATCCTACTCGGGCACGAATTTACAAAGTAGCACAAACAAATGACGGCACTCCAGAGAGTATAAATAAGCAAAGAGCTGCTCGGTCAGCTTTGTATTTAGACTATAATGCTTTTGCAAAGCCTTTTAAAGATAGTGGAGGGACTGTTATGGGATATGCTCTTCCTAATACTTTTTTTGTACCTCAACAAACAAATGTAGAGGCTGGTGCAGCAAATATGGCTGCATATCGAAAACAAGATATAGCTTTAAATGGCATAGAAAATACTAATGCTCATTACGGCATAAAAGCCTCTAATACAAAAGGAATGTCTGCAGAGGAAGTAATTTATGCCGCAGCTACATGGGGGTATACTTCTCAAATGTTAAGGTCGCAAGTGGACGGAGAAGTTCTTAACCCAGAGGCTGCTTTTGATTCAGTTCTTAGCTTGTATGACTCTCATGAAAAAGTTTCAAACGTAGCTAAAGCTCAAGTGGATGAAATTATACAGGAGCACGGCAGCGCGATGGCTGCATACATTGATAATCTTAAGTTTCAGGCTCCTGAGGCAGCACAAGCTTTTACAAACTTGTTGTATGGCGCAATATATACAGCTTCAGTAGCTGGTAATGATCCTCTTGATGTTAATGATAAAGAGGCTGTTCGCGCAGAGCTAAATAGAGTAGAAGCAAAAAAAATACTTCCTCTTTTTGGACTAACCAGCGAAAATGATAGTGGTAGCTACACAAGTATTCCTCCACAGCTTTTAAAAGATGTTGATTTTAGAAGAGAGGCTCTTATGCGCGGAGAGGGATTTTGGGCAACATTAGATGAACCCGCGTTTCCTATTGCTCGGATATTTAATCCTTTATTTAGATTGTTTAGGGATCAAGCAACATCTGATATAGTTGGTGATTACTATAAAAACGCAGTTGCTGCAGCTTTGGTTCAAAAGTTTGATCTGGATTTAATACGAAGAGCTACTGGAGATTTGATGCCTGTATCATTCAGTACTACTATTCCTAATATTCCTAATGTATATAGTCCTACGACTACAGGCGTTGGGACATATATGGGGGAGACAACCCCTAGTGCAGGTCGTCGCAACCCAGCAGAACAAAAAACTAGAGAAGATAGACGTTTTGTGGAAGCTCTAATGCGAGGTATTGATGGAAATCAAACTCCCATTAATGAAGATTCCTCTCAAGGTACGTTCCGTATATCACTTCCTGTGTGGGAGCGTAATGTAGACGGAACTTCTGAGCAAAGAGTATATCTTGAAATGTTTGATACTGTTGATGGTAAATATACCAGAGTGGCTGATGGCTCTAATGAGCTATATGTTCTTTTTGATGACGTTAAAAATATTTATGATGCCGCTTTTGAAAAAGAAGTTACATTGGGTGGTAATGATGGAACTTTCGCTGATAAAAATATTCGTAGGGAAGTCGTCAAAGATGTAGCATTTTCGCTTTAATAATGATTTTACCTCCTACCAGCACAGCTCAGTATGAGCGAATAAAACAATACGAAGAGCTAGCTGCTCAGCACAGTCCCACTGATTACGGTGCATGGAGAGGCATGGCTGCCTCTTTTCAAAATGGGATGTATAATAATGTCACCATGACTTTAGGCAAGTGGATGATGAAAAACTCGTTAGCTGATGACGATGCTCCTTCTGTAACTAAAGAGCAGTTTGATCAAACAAATGCTTGGAAGTATGGACTGGAGTTTAAGGATGGTGAGAGTGAAGCACAGTTAGAATGGAGAATACACCAAGGAGCCACTAATTACATAAACAACGAATATATTAGCGGTCGTAAAAGAGTAGTTAGAAATACAGGCGCAGCTTTTTTAGGAGGAATGACTACTGATCCACTAGCTTATGTTCCAGTGGCGTTGCCAAGCAAAGCAGGTGCTCTTGGCACGTTAAATGTTCTAGCTGGCAGACGAGCAGCAGCTGCGTACCATACAGGTAGGGGCACGTTTAAAAATGTTTTAGCAGTAAATGCAGCTTACGAAGTTCCCTATGCTTTGATGCAAAATGATCTAGGTGTCCAGGAATACACAATAGAGCAGTTGCAGATGTCTGCTATGATGAATCTTGGATTTTCTGGTTTGTTTGCTGGCATTAGCGGATATTCTGCAAACAGGGCAGCCTTAAGAAATAAGAATGTTATTCGTCAAGATAGACAGCTACAAGAGTTTTTTGAGGCTGGTGATATTAGAGCTGCTCTACTTCAAGCTGCACAGAGTGATAATTATGTTCTAACTACAATGCTAGACCAAGCTCCAGAGTTAAGAGAGTGGGCAGCTGGCAGAAGCACAACTCCACTGACTAGAGAGCAGGACAGATTAGCTACTGCTATTCTTAATATGCACGAGACGCATTTACAGATGAAAGCTTTGTCTGTAGCGTCGGCAAGGAAGTTAGTAAATAAGGCTAATAAAGACAGCGTAAAGACTTTGCTTACTGTTCAAAAGAGACAGATGCAAAGGTTAAACGATTTAATTTTATTTGGTCGAGGAATTGATACCCTTAAACCAACTGATGCTACTTTGTTAAAAGAGATGGGCTTTGAGATAGTTGACGCTCATCAAGTACATCCTGAAGTAAAATCTATAGTTCCTGATTCTGGTTTTATATCTGAGCCAGCAAAAGTCTACGGAAGTAAATTAATGGAACGTGTTTTTGAGGCAGATAAGCTTAGAAAGCAAGTTGCATTTTTAGAAACTGTTGTAGAGGAATACTCTACTAAGCCAGATTCGTATGCTAAAAAAACTATGACTGATGCGGAGATAGCTCCAATGATACAAGATGCTATTAAAAAAAGAGCACAGTTCGAAGCAATGGTTAAAGAAATAACAGAGACTGTTGGCACTCACTACAGCAGACTTTTACAAGATGCTCAAAATGTTGTAGATACTATTATGTACGGCAAGGAGGGTGTGACTAAGTTAGAAGACGGCTCTGAAATGAAACTAAAAAGCTCAGGTCGTGTGGCTTTAGGTTTTGTTAGAAGAGAACGTCCTCTTGTGACATACATGAACCAACCTTATTTCTTTTTGTCTCGGTCAGCTAAGGAGTTAGGAGACGGTTCAACAACTGCATCTATTGCGGGGGAAGTTTTTAATATAGCTCAACTAAATCTTAGACCTGGTGGATCTACCAAAGTCGAGTCCTTAGCTTTCTTGAGTGTGTTTAGAACTTTGTTTCACGAGACAATACACCACATAGAAACTATAGATCCAAAGTCATTTAGCATAATTTCAGAGTCAGCTATTCAGGCTTTAGGTGCTGAAAAAGGTGCAAGTGTGACTACAGCTATTTACAAATATGCGGAAAGTCTGGGGTATCAAAAACTTTATGCAGACGTGCCAGCTACTGCGTTGGGTATGTTTCCAAGCAGAAAGCTTATTGTAGATCAAGCCCTTGAAGAAGTTACTCCTTTACTAGTGGAGTACGCTATTACACAACCTGCTTTTTGGAATAAACTAAAAGAGTTAGATCCTGAGCTTTACGCTAAGATGGGAGATATCATGGACTATATTTCCGATACTTTGGATTTTACTTTAAACAAGTATGGGACTAGTGAGTTAAATGAAAGTATAAAAAAAGTACTTAAACCAAAAGGTATATTTAAAAAAGATGAAGGAGAGCAGATAGCTACCACAATATCGAACAACCTTATTAGAATAAAGAATGACTCAGGATTTAAAAATATAGTTGCTAGGGCATTGAATGAGCAGAACAACTATAATCCATTTTTTGATGTCGATGACGCAGAGCTTTCAATCGCTAGTTTTGAAGGCAACGCTAAAGACCATGATAAGTTTTTAAGTGATCCTACAGCTTTTATAGATGATGCAGTAGCGCAACTGCTTGGTGGGGATGAGACAGTTCTACCCGCTTTGATGTCTTTAACAGAACTTAGTGCTAAGAAGCTACCTCCAGCATTGAACCTCTTTGTTGAAGATATGGAAAAAAAGGGTCATGGCTGGATTACGCAAGCGGTAGCCTCTGAGATGATTAGCAAAGTACAAGCGGCTAAGAAAAGAAACAGAGAAGTAGCTAAGGTTGTACTGCAAAATAAAGATTTTGAAACTACTCTAAATGCGTTAATTAAATTAACAAATGAAGGGCTGCCTTTAGAAGTAGCTCAACGGGTGGGATATATACTACTGGACGAGAAAAATGGCTCGGCTGCTCAAATTAGTAGAGTAAACAATTTTTTACAAACAGAAGCCCACGCTGCTATTCTTAGGTCAATGCATGACGAGGTTACTTATCAGGGCTTAAACAGTCTTGTAAATAAACACAGATCAGCAAGAAAAAAAATAGATCAGCTTTCTACGTTTATGGATGGAAGTCGTCGCAGTGGCGTAGAGTTAGGTGTTTCTTTGGGAACATACAAAACTATTCAAAAGCAGTTAGATCAAAATCCCTTGTTGGACTACTTAATAGACAACGGGCTGTTTGAATTATTTCTAGGAGAAGACCCTACAAAATATATGTCTTCTTATCTTAATACTACTATACGAAATAAAGATTTAATTAAGTTGTATGGGGATGATTTAAGACAAGCATCTATGGCGTTTCACAAGGAGATAATGCTTGCTTTGTCTTCTGGTAAAACACCTAAAAAATGGAAAGACGTAGAAGTATGGCAGGGGCTTATTGATACTATTCGCAAGACCAATAAAAATCAGCTAGCTCAGATGAATGCCTTGGGTATTACTATTCGTGATAGAAAAGGATTCTTAGGCTACAGCATGACTTACGATAGAGCCTATGTTAAATCTATGGGCTATGCAGCATTTGAAACTAAGATGCTTGCAATGATTGACATGAAAGAAACCATTAAGGCTCACGGGGGTCTTATGGCAGAACGTCCTAGCTCTACAAAGTCAGGAGTTAAAGACGCAGGTAAGCACAAGAAGTTTAATAAAAAAACATTTCTTCGTGGCTTGTATAATGAGATTGTTGAAGGCGAGTTTATTCAGGACACGGATATAAACAATCCATCTATTCTTGGTGGTTATCGTAAAGCTGCTAAGGTAGTATTTAAGCCTAATAAGCGTATTGATGCTCTTATTGAGTTTGGCAACCGAAAGAATATGGGGCGGTTTATGCTAGAGCAAATAGCTAGTCGCTCTGAAAACATTGCTTTGGTAAAGCATGCTGGTCACGATGCTAACGGAAGACTTCTTTCTTTGATACCGCCACAGGCAACAGCCATATCAAAATTAAAAACTAAGGCTACTATAGATCAAGTAACTGGTAGGTTGGATACTCCTGTAGATGCTAATTTATCCTCTATGTTTAGAGGTGTTAGACAAGTGCAAAATATAGCAATGCTTGGCGGTGCAGGATTTTCTTCGCTTTCCGACATACCTTTAGTTTGGGCTACTCTGCAATATTTAGGTGTTGGAAAAGAAGGAATGGCGGCTTATTTTAGTAGATATCAAGAAGCAATCTCTGTCCAGTTTAATGGGGATAAGAAGAAGATGGCTCAGTGGTTTCGTCAACAAGGGGCTGCTTTTGACCTAATTACTAGAAATATGGCTCAGCGGGTTATTACTGATGAAGCTGGGGCTGGGGGTAAAATAAACTCAGCTAATGATTTTATGTTTGAGGTTAATTTTCTTAACCGACTAACTGCAGCGCACCAGCAGTTATTTATGGATATGTTAACTAGCGGTTTAGCGGAGCAGCTAAAAGCTAAGAAGATGAATCCTATGACTGAAGCTAGATTGTTAGAGTTTGGCTTTACTAAAAGAGAGATTGTTCAACTGGCTAAATATGTAGAAAAGACTCCTGATGGAATAGATCGTATTGGTCCTTATAATATAAAAAATGCTAAGCTTCAAAAGAAGCTGAGTGGTTTTATGAACCAATATATGCGAGAGGGTGTGATTGAGCCAGATGTGGGGGCGCAAGCAATATCTCGTTTGGGGCTACAGGCAGGGACGATTGGGGGCGAAACAGCTCGCCTAGCTTTGCAGTATTCTAGCTTTATGATTGCTATGGGCAGAGTTATTTATCGCAGATTCCTCTATGGCTACAACGGTGATAAGAAAACAGCCGCTTTTAGAAATGCCCATATGTTTGCATATTTTGGCATGGCACTAGCAGCTGCATACTTGTCTACAGTTCTTAAGGATATGTCTAGGTTCAAGGCTCCCATGAATCCACTAGATATGACAGAACAGGAGTGGATGCGAATAATTAGGCAGTCGGGACTGCTTGCATATTACGAACCCTTCTTTAATGCGGCACAATTCGGCACAGACGCTGCTTTTGGACCTGCAGTGGGCACTGCTACTGATATTGCTTCTTTGGACTTTGGAGAGGCTTTAGAGCCCTATACAGGGCAGCATTTGCCAGTGTTGGGACCTATAATAAAGCAAACAGCACATGTGGCTCATGAGACTATTTTTAACTTCCTTGGGGACGAAACAGAGCGATCTGCGTCAACCCCTATTGACAACAACTAAACACACATATAAGTAAATATAAATTATGGCACATGTTTCTAATACTTCTACGCAAACTAGGTCTGCAACTAAATCTGCACGTTCAATTAAAAAACAGACTCGTTCACAGCTCAAATCTGAATATCCAGAAGCGGGTTCAGACGATCCTCGGCATATACGTCTAAGAATAGGGGGCGGTCCACCAACTCGTGGTATTACTGATACCTTTAATAGTGGATTTGCTATACAGTGGTCAAAAGACGGTCATGCTAGTGACTATTCAAGAATAAGCATATCTAGCAATAATCAGCCTACTGTTACTACCCATCAGCAAATTAGAATACTGCACTCCACTCAAGATCATACTGCTCAAGGTGTGCCGTCTGGAAACGCTGGAAAGTACAAGCTTTCTTTTATAGTAACTCAACAATTTACTTTAACTGGCGAAGAAGATCTAAACACTAAAACGTATAATAATCTTTCATCAGTTCTTCAAACAAGGAGAGGAATGTGGTTAACAACTAGAGATGATGACGCTAATGATGAAAGTCCAGATTACTTAAATAAGGATTATTATTATATAACCAGAGGTCTTAACGAGTTTGAAATAGATTGCTTTGATGATGGAGACGCTTCAAACCCTGCTATTACAATTATGGTTAATAAAGATGCGGTGATGACAGCTCTTATTAGTGACATTGAACTTTACTACTTAGGAGCTCCGAGTTGATCGTGGATACTTTAATTAGAGGCGCAGTAGCACCAGCAGGGTTTTTTGCCTGTGTTGAATTACAAAGTATTAATAGTTTTGTAAGTTTTGTTGTAGGTGTAGCTACTATAATTTTTTTAGGATTATCTATATATAAGCTAATAAAAGAACTTAAATGACCACTGAACTTATAGCTATGCTTGGGGGTGGAGCCTCTGGTTTTGTATTTAAGTTGATTGGGCAGCTTGTTGCTAATCAGCAAAGCACTGTAGATGCTATGCTTAAGAAACAAGCAGCAGCTGATGAAAGCCACCAGAAAGCCGCTGGAAGGGGCGGAGAGTGGGTTAGAAGGGTCATAGTATGCACTGTGCTGTTTGCGGTCGTTATAGCCCCATTTATATTGGCTCACAGCCCCGAGGGAGTGACAGTAGGACAGGAANCANAGGGTTTCTTTGGTTTATTTGGAGGCGTTAAGTATCAGACTCTTAACGGCTACCTAATCCTACCAGAAGTTCGTCAAACAGTTTTAGCAATNGTTGGNTTCTATTTTGGATCCTCTACCATTAAATGAATGAAACCTTACAACTTATATCTGCGCTCACCCCAGTTTTAATTGCTATCATTACATTAATTATTGTATTAGCTAGAATGCANTATAACTTAGAGTCACTAGCAGAAAAAGTAAAAGTATTATTTGACTTCCACAACAAACGTAAAAAATAGAAAGTAAATATTATGCCAGGTCCCGTATTACCAGCTATCGGAGCAGGAGTTCTTAGAGGAGCAAGCATGCTCAAATCTGGTTACTCCTTAGTTAAAAAATCAAAGAAGGTTAAAGCAGCAATGGATAAGGCTAAAGCAGCCGCCCAAGCAGCTAAAGACAAAGGAACACCCGCAGCTAAGGAAGCTGCTAAAAAAGCAGCCGCTAAAGCTAAAGAGGTAGCTGAAGCAGCTAAGAAAGCCGCTACTAGCCCTAGAGCTAAAGCCGCAGCTGCAAGAGCAAGAAAAACTGTTAAAGCAGCTTCAGGAAAAGGTGGAGAACTAGCAGTTAGAGGCGTAGTTAAAGGTGCTCAAGCTGCGGGTAGAGCTGCACGTCCTACAGCCCGAGCTGCAGCAGCAGCTGCTAGAAATACTGCTAAAGTTGCTAAGGAAGCTGCTAAAGGTGGAGCAAAAGAAGTTAAACGTCTACGGAGGAAGGCGGTAGCTAAAGGCTCAGAAGCTGTAGGTAGAGTCGCAAGACAAGCCGAAAAAGGCATGGCAAGAGAGCGTAAACAAGGACGAGGCAAGAAGTCGGGCACGGATCTGTTGGTAAAAAATATTGAAAAACGCGTAAAAAGATAAAAAAAATGCCTAAAGACGCTTGTTACTATAAAGTTAAAGCACGTTATCGTGTGTTTCCATCTGCGTATGCAAGTGGGGCGATTGCTAAGTGTCGTAAAAAAGGAGCCGCCAACTATGGAACTGGAGGTAAAAAAGTAAAAGCTCGTAAGAAATAATGGCAGTCCGTAAGACAGCAAAAGGGGCAGCTCTAAAGAGATGGTTCAAGGAAAAGTGGGTGGATGTCCGATCTGGGAAGCCTTGCGGACGACAAAAGGGCGAAAAGCGAGGAACGCCCTACTGCAGACCCTCCAAGCGTGTAAGTTCAAAGACACCTGCCACCTCAGGGGAGTTATCCGCAAGCGAGAAACGATCAAGGATTGCTCAGAAGAGGAGGATTGGTCAACCTGCTGGGAAGCCTCGACGTGTGAAAGCTATAAGGAGAAATAAATAATGCACAAGAAGAAAGTAAAAGCTCGTAAAAAATGCACTTGCGGAAAGTCTAAGAATATGCCTTACTGTGATGGAAGTCATTGTCCTAAAAAGAAATAACTACTAACCTAATTATATTATGCCTAGTCACTACGGTCACAACAAACCAAAAAATAGTAAACTTGCTGCTATGTATGGCGACAAGAATAAAATTACACGCGGAGACATTATTGCTGCTGCTACAAAAGGCAAAGGCAGGAAGAAAGTCAAAGCTCGCAAGATGTAATGCGTAAAGAGCACAAAAGTAAAACTGGTGGTTTGACTGCTGCTGGTCGTCGTTACTTTAAACGGACACAAGGGTCTAATCTAAAGGCTCCTGTGACTGGTAAGGTTAAACGTGGTTCAAAAGCTGCTAAACGACGCAAGTCTTTTTGTGCTCGTATGCGAGGAATGAGAAAGAGGCAAAAGCCTAGCAACAACACTGGTAAAGATAGACTATCTTTGTCATTGAAAAAATGGAAATGTTAAATGCCTGAGTATACTTTAAGTAATACAGCGGCGAATATTGATTCTGCTCTAACAAGAGTAGTTTCAGCTGATACGTCGCCCACTACTGCTAGTCAAAATATGGTAACTAGCGGTGGTGTTAAAGCAGCCATAGACGCTATTGGTACTGGAGCAAATGGAATTATAACTACAGATTCTTTTACTGCGTCGACGTTAGAAGATTCTAATGACGGTCTTACAGCGACAGATACTTCTATTCCTACTAGTAAAGCAGTTGTTAATTATATAGCAGACACACAGTTTCCTGCAGCTGGTTCAGGTACATTGCAAACCACTCCAGGGCAAGAAAATGTTTACTATACTAGAAGCACTGGCACTACTCTACCACCTGGTGGTTATATGATACGGATTAGTTATCAGTATTCTGGAGATTATTATACCTTTGGAGGTTTGAATAACAACGGTCGTATTCAATTTTTAGCTGGAGGCACTGTTTTAGCACAACTTGTTATCTACGATACTGGTGATGGTTCTCCATATGTTAATACAGTTCATGGTTATGACTTTCACCATCTTCCAGGTGGCGGCTTACTTCAATATAGAATAAGAAATGAAAATGGAACATTTAATGTCGGTCGTGGAAGAGTTAGAAATGTTACTTTTAATTGTTTTCGGGTAGCTCGATACATATAAAAATGAGTTCATTTACATTACAAAATATTGCTACAGATATTGATTCTGCTATAAGCCGAGTAGTTTCAGCTGATACAGCTCCTACTACTGCTAGCCAAAATATGGTTACTAGTGGTGGTGTTAAAGCGGCTATTGATGCTATTGGCAGTGGGGCAAATGGAATTATAACTACAGACTCTTTTACTTCGGCGGCGTTAGAAGAATCTAGTGAAGGTCTTTCATCAACAGATACTGCAATCCCTACTAGTAAAACTGTTAAAGATTATATAGATAATTCTACTGCTCTTTATAAGCATATGTTGCCTAGTGACTTTTTGATTGGAGCTAATTTAGGGCACGCGGGTTTTGAGGTAGGTATGAATACTTTTGGAGCAGGTTTTACAATTCCTGAAGGATTTAAAGCTACAGGTCTTACAGCGTATGGTAGAAGACTTACAATTACTGCTAGACCTGCTCGGTTTAATCTTTCAACTGGGCTTAACGATTATTTAGCTCAAACATTAGGTTCAGCGAACACTACGACTAATAGTCTTGGTAGTGTAGTAAATCTTAATTTTAGCTCTGATTTTACTGGGTCTTCCACTGAATATCTTTATATAGAATTAGAGCGTAGTGTATCTAGTAATGCATTTTTTCAAGGCGGTTTTATAACCTTAGTAAGACTTTAACGATGGGCTTCACCGTCAATAATACGGTAGTTATTAACATCAAACTTTTTACCTTTGTGGACAACTTCGGCAAAGCCTAAGTTCCATTGGTTAACTGGCATATAGTCAGGTTCAAGGTCACAGAGACAGCCCATAGACCAGCAAGCTATGGTATCACCGTTCATTGATTTAACAGAGTGTTGACTGCTTTTGTGTTTGTGCCCTGCAATAGTGCAAACACCAGTTTTTAGTTGCAGAGTGCGAGCAAAGTTTACTGGATCAAAGGTGTTAAAAAACTCGTGTCCGTGTAGTATCCACAAAGCTCCTGCTTTGGTTAGTTGGCGACCGCCAATCTCTTGGATATCTAGGTCTTCAAACCTTAACAGTTTCTCCATCTTGAAGTCAGGCACACCGCACAGTTCAGGAGCTTTACGCCACAAGAACTTCTCCCAGCGTTCTTCGTGGTTGCCAATCTTAAAAAATATATTAGCTTTTGGAAATCGTTCACGCAGGTGCATAAGAAACTGCCTGGCAGCTTGCAGCTCCCCTGCTAAGTCGCGGTGGTTGGGGTCAGTATCCCAACGGCTAACAGCGTAAAAGTCTACGGTGTCTCCGTTGAGTATGACATTGTCAGCGTCATGTCCATGATCTAGTGCACATTCTAGTGCTTCAATGTCGTGGTATGGTAAGTGTATATCTGACAACAGTAAGGTTTTGCCTTCTGGTATACGAACAATTCGTTTCTTAGGAGTTAGCGATTTAGGTATTTTATACTCACCTGCTTTGCCATTTGGTTTAAAAAGCTCTGACTTTTTTTGTCGGAATGACCTGTTGTGTTTGCCTTGGTTGCCACGAACATACCGAACACTAGATCTAGCTGAATCTATGGACGTAAACAGGTTAGGGTTTTCTTTTAGAACTAACGAAGCAAGAGTTCTATTACCGTGTTCTGGGAACTTTTCAACATATTGTTTTACTACTTCTGACTTTTTCATAAATTAAGGACTACCTTTTCTTTTAGTCTATTTACTTCAATAGTCAAACTGTTTACTTGTTCCCGTAATTGCTTGTTTTCGTTGGTTAGAGCTTCACAAGCTAGAGTCATAGAGTTTAATGCACGTTCTAGAATAGC